CAACCCACATCACAAACTGCGGGCACAAAAAAACCCTTCGGTTTCCCGAAGGGTTTTTCTGCTCTGCTTATTGCACAGCCTCTACCATGTAGGATGTGACCCAAGCATTGCCCATCTTGCTGGTCTTAAACCAGCCAGAGACATCAACCTTTGGGCGGGCAGTTGCCTCGGCAACTGACCGTTCGCGGGTCTCAGTGCTCTCAGGCTCACCATCTGCGAAGGCGAGGTCACCGCCTGATGTATCAGGCTGTGCTGATTGCTTGCTGAAGTACTGCAGTTCCAACGCACGGAACGCGTCAACTGCATCGAACGACAAGAACTTATGTGATGCTTCGAACTTGCCGTTTACATCGCGAACATTCAGGATACCGCTGGCATAAGCGTTGCCATTCTTGGCGACGCCTATCTTCAGTGAGACCAGTTCAGCCCCGTGAATGGAGTAGATATTTGCGGACATTGTGGACCTTCTTTCACTTTGGAGTTTTCAAGTTGCGCGGTTGCGCGGAACGCATGAGGGCAGGGTTCTGGCGGTATTGCACCCTTGGGCGGCGCATGCGCCGAATCCGACACGAGGAACGAGTGGCGGATTTGCAATGCCGACAGGTTCCTGCCAGATTGCATGTAGCAGCACCGCAGCACGCAGAAAATCCATAGTAGAAAAAGGTCACAAAGACGCAATTTCTACCCATGCAACGGAGCGAACAGTCTCACCAGAAGTAGGCGGACACCATGATTGGACAACGGCAATGCCGAGGTAGCCAACATGTTCCGCGAAGTGGCAAGGAGCGCTTCACATGGGTTCGACGTTCGATAGCGTTGAACGTGCAGATGCAGTTGGTACTTGCAGACTCAGCACGCTTGAAGCCAGCCAATACATCAGAAGGCACCGAGCCTTCTGCTGATAGGCTAGCCAAGAGCATGAGCCTGCGAATTGGCATGCTCCGCATGCCACCCACAGGTCATGTCTCTGTGCTGGTGAGACCCAAGCATGGGCATGTCTTAGTCACAGCCACAGGTAGATGCTAGCATTTTGCAGAGCAGTACTGTGTCCCGCAGTCATGCCAGCAGATAGACTACCGTAACTGTTACGCCAGCATACTGCTATCTGTACCACAATTAAACAGTCTACAGGGTCAGTATGACCCCAGACTGTTTAATACCGCACCAGTTATATTACAGTATCTCTATATACAATTTTCTGACAGTATAGTTACAGGGGCGTAGATACTGTCTGAGCAGGACTTTTATAAATATTTAGAACCAAATAGTTCGTTTTACCTATTTGAACGGATTAAGTATATGTAGAGCAGTAAATATCTTCGCAAGTCTTTTATAGCCTTGCTCAGATACTGTACAAACTACTGTACAAACTGTTATCTGTAGGGCGGGCATAGTCTGCCTATAAACTGTTGGGGGACGTACGTGGCGACAAAGGGTGGCTTTCAAAAGGGTGGGGAACACTTCGCCGCCAAGGGTGTAGCCGTTGCCAAAGAGCAGGTGCTAGAGTCCGTCAGGGCAGGAATGTCTCTTCAGGCGGCAATGGTCAAGGCAGGCAAGAAGCCAGACACAGCCCGTATCTGGATGATGCGAGACCCAGCATTTGCCCGCTCCTTAGAGGAAGCCCGCGATGACGCGGAGAAGAAATCTTTTACAAGCCTTGGTGTGGAGAAGGAGTCAATTCCTTTTAAGGACTTCTCAAAGTTGTTCTTAGACCAGACTGTATTTCCACACCACCAAGATTGGATTGACCTGCTTGAAGGGAACGAACCTTCGTGGCTCCATCCGAATATGAAGTACGAGCCAGGACAGCCGAACCGCCTATTGGTGAATGTTCCTCCTGAGCACGCTAAGTCCACCGTTATCACGGTGAACTACTCAACTTACCGCATTGCCCTCAATCCAAACATCCGCATCATTGTGGTATCAAAGACCTTGGTTAAGGCGCGAGAGTTCGTATACGCTATCAAGCAACGACTGTCCCATCCACGCTGGCTTAAACTGCAGACCGCATATGGTCCAGAAGGCGGCTGGAAACAGGACGCAGATACTTGGCGCACCGATACGGTCTACCTTGGGGGTGATGCGCGTAACTCATCCGAAAAAGACCCTACGCTTCAGGCGCTGGGTATGGGTGGGCAGATTTACGGCGCACGTGCAGATTTGATTATTCTTGATGACTGTATAACTACAGCCAATGCACATGAGTGGGAGCAGCAGATTAACTGGCTGCAGAAAGAAGTTATTACCCGTTTGGGTAAGAACGGTAAGTTACTAGTCGTGGGGACGCGAATTGCAGCAAATGACCTTTACAAAGAACTCCGCAATCCAAAACACTGGTCGGGGGGTCAAACTCCTTTTACTTACATGGGCATGCCTGCTGTTCTTGAGTACGCTCCTGAACCCAAAGACTGGGTTACACTTTGGAAAGAGTCTGACGTACCGTGGGATGGCGATGATGACACTCCTCAGGAAAACGGCTTCTTCCCCAAATGGGACGGGCAAGCACTCTTCCGCAGACGAAGTGAAGTAACCCCAGCAACTTGGGCTCTGGTTTACCAGCAAGAAGATATACAAGAAGATTCAATCTTTCCACCTGCTCTTGTGCAGTCATGTATGAATGGCAGACGCAAAGTAGGCACACTTAAGCCTGGCGCTGTGGGACACCCAGAGCATGTGGAAGGTTA